GCCCCCGGAGAATCCGCCGGAGAAACAGGGAGAGGTCCCCGACGACGATATTCTTCTGAAGTACCGGGCGAACGTCACGGAAGAAGAATTGAAATTAGAAGAGCAGACTCCGCCGGAACTCAAGGCGAAGCTGGACGATCTGAAGGCAAAGTACGACGAGGGAGAGTTGAGCATCCATGACTACACGGACCAGCGCGACGCCATCAACCGGCAGGTTTACCGGCACAACTCGGCACTGGAAGCAGCGGCACGCGAAGAGGCGGTATGGAAAAAAGAACAGCTCTATTTTCTGAAACACCGCCCCGAGTACCTGCCGGGCCAGCAGGCGGACGCAGCGGGGAAAGTCCGGGCGAACGCTCTGTTTGGCGCTCTTAGCGAAATGGTCAAGTCTCTTTCGCAGGACGACGCAAATTCCGGATTGTCGGGAATGCAGTTGCTTGTCAAGGCCGACGGTATCGTCAAGGAAGCGTTCGGACTGAAGAAGGTTGCAAAGGCCCCTGAAAAGCCCAGTGAACAGAAGCCCGCCGCACCCTTGCCGGACCACAAGACGCTATCCGACATTCCGGCGGCAGGACGAAATGACACAATGGACGACGCTTTTGCGCAGTTGGACAAGCTGAGCGGGGAAGCATACGAAACGGCTCTTGAGCGGCTTTCCCCGGAGCAGCGGGACGCCTATCTGGGCAGGGTGTAGGCCATGTCATTAATCAAAATTATCGGCGTTGGTGACGAACTGGTTTTTGACCTGAAGGATGCAGTCAAAGACGCCAAGCAGATTTCAGTATATCTCTGCGAGAAGGCAGGGAGAAAGGCGGTGTTGAAGATTGATGCTGATCGGTCCATTCCGATTCGGCATTTTCGTCAGCAGAGTATAGGGCAATAAAGCCCACATCGACCCAGGACGGTCTAAAAACTTACGGAGGTAAGAATTATGGCACAGACTATTATTGGTCTCAACGACGCCAAGGCCGTCAAAAGGTACTCCGGGAACCTGGCGGTCGATGTCGGGAGAAAAGGTTTCTTCACCCGGAAATTTATGGGCAAGGGAGAAGTCCCGACCAAGCCCATGTGGCAGCTTACCGATCTCGAATCGGACGCCGGAGAGCAGATCACGTTTGACCTGTCGATGCAGCTTTGCATTTTGTTAGGCTGCCAGTTCGCGTAAGCGGCTGTAAAATAATGAGAGAATTGCTGGGAACCCCTAAAGCCATGAATGCTAAAACAGAATTAGAAATAATAAATGTGAACGCTAAAAAAGTTCATGGATGCGCTTGCGACAACTCAAGCAAAATGGGCAATCAGCAGCCGAGCCTATTCGAGGGCGACAAAACTTGTAATAAATGTGGATGCGTTAAGCACATTACGGAATTTAGACTGACAAAAATGCGCGGCAAAACTGTAAGATTGGCTATATGTTTAACATGCCAGGCTAAATGGCATAGAGAACATTATCAAAAGCATATTGAGCTTAATCGGGAGATTAACCGGAAGCGCGCAAGCCATTACCGGTCAAATAAACCCGAAAAAGCAAAAAATGCTGCCAAGAAATACAGACTGCGCAAGCAGGCAGAGAACAGAGAAAAAATATACGCCGCATACGGAAACAAGTGCGTTTGTTGCGGCGAGGACAATCCTTTGTTTCTGACTGTCGATCATGTCAATAGTGACGGATACCTCGAACGCAAAAACAAAAAATATACAAGTGGATCGCAGTTTTATAGTCTTATTGTTAAGCAAAACTTCCCCGATAAATATCAGTTGCTTTGTTATAACTGCAATATGGGACGTGCGCGTAACAATGGGATATGCCCTCATTGGGAAGGTTCAACGGCCATCCCGCAAGGGAGTAGCTCCAAGCGGAGCGAAGCACTCATCTCCGTAGTAACGGATGAAGATATGGTCTCATCCTTATCGAAAGATAAGGCAGCCTAAGTAAAGGCGGGAATGATAACAAGCTAGTCATTCCGAAGATCAAGTAACATGCAACCCGTAGAGGGCGATGCGACCCTGCACGGCAAGGAGGAAAAGCTCTCCTTTTTCACCGACGCGGTTTACATCGATCAGATGCGCGGCGGCGCCAACTGCGGCGGCCGGATGTCCCGCAAGCGGACCCTTCACGATTTGCGGAAGATCGCTCGGGCGCGTTCCGTTGACTGGTGGGCTCGCGTGTTCGACGAGCTGACCTTCATGTACGCGTCCGGTTCCAGGGGCGTCAACACGGATTTCGTGTTTCCCACGACGTACAGCGGGTTTGCCAACAACAGCCTCAGTGCACCGGATTCAAACCATCTGGTGTATGGCGGCGTTGCGACGGAGAAAGCAACCCTGAAGTCAACGGACAAGATGTCCACGCTTCCCATCGATAAAGCGGTTGCCTACGCGGAAATGATGGGCGGCGGCGGCCCGGCGTACAGTGCCGTTCCGCAGATCCAGAAGTGCAACGTCGATGGCGAAGAGATGTTCCTCGTTATCATGAACCCCTACCAGAAATTCGACCTGCGCCGCAATGCGACGACGAACGACTGGGCGGACATTCAGAAGGCCCTCGCAACCGCGATGGGCAAATCGTCCGAGTTCCTTAAGGGCGGTCTGGGAATCTGGAACGGCTGCGTCCTGCACAGCCACCAGAATTGCATCACGTTCTCCGACTACGGAAGCGAGACCAACGTGTCGGCGGCCCGCGCCCTGTTTCTGGGGCTTCAGGCGCTCGTTGTTGCATTCGGCTCGCCCGGCAAGGAGCTTCGGTTCGGCTGGAACGAGGAAACCCGCGACAACGGCAACGAAGTTGTGATTTCGACGCACACCATTTTCGGCGTGAAGAAAGTCACCTTCAACGGCAACGACTTCGGCGTTATTGCAATCGATACCGCCGCGGCGAAGCCGTAATTTAAGAAAGGAGGGAAATAAATCATGTCCAACACTTTGAAGATTGCTCCCGACCTGTACACCAAGCCGCCGAAAACCGCCGAAAGCGGGGCGCGGTGGGATTACAGGTCTATCGCTCTGGCGACGACCGATATGATCACCACTCAGATCGTCGCGCTGGGAGTCCTTCCGGCGGGCCACCGCCTGATGGACTACTTTCTTGAATCCGACGACATCGACGAAGCGACTTCCGCTGCGATCACCGTCGGCATTCTGAACACCTACTACGGAGAGGCCGAGGCAAGCGCCACGAACGCCGCTGCTTACAACTCCGGCGGGGCCACCAACACCGACACGGAGCCCAAGCTCGTGACCGGCCAGGACCTCGTTACGGCTTCCGACGTCGGCCAGGCCGGCGGTCGTGCCGCAAAGACGTCCACGCTGCATTTCACGGAAGACATCGGAGTCGATTATTCCAAAGACCGCATCGTGGCCTTGCAGTTCTCCACCGCACCGGGGACCCCGGCAGCGGGTACCGTCGGACTTGGCCTGTGCATTGACCAGGATTAACCTAACCGGGGCAGGCGCAACCTGCCCCATTTTTTAAAAACCCAAAGGAGGAAAGCACGATGCTTATTGAATGTTTGATTCGCCGCGAAGGGCCGACGACAGTTATTCTGGAAAACACGAAGTACATCTTTATGCCGATCCCCGGAAGCAAAGAGGGGACAATGACGACATCGGTCTGTGAAATTACCACCGAACGGCACATTGAACACCTGTTCGCAACGGGTCAGTATCGGAAGTACAATCAGGAAACGGCAATGGCCGAAGCAAAAGAATGGGCGTCAAGGAAGTCGAAATTAACCGGGTACGCCATCGAGAAGTACCTTGATTCCGGGTACATCGCCGTGAAAGAAGGCGCTTCGCACCCCTACGCCGGGCCTGATGGCGTCTGGCGGAAAGATCGCACAGGGTCTTTCTTTAAGACGGAAATCGAGGCCTACAACTTCATCCGCGAAGAAGCGGACTTTGAAGAGAAAAAGAAGGCAAAATAATGTTGATGTCAGACCTCATTATGGCCGTTTTGCCGCGGGTTGGGGACGCGGATAAGGCCAGCGGTGTATCGATTTACCGGGCAGCAACGGCGGTTCAGTCAGTCATTGTCAAAAGGCTCCTGGACCGCAAATCGGACCTGCTGGCGACAGGAGCATTGTCTGTCCAAATCCCGGCGTTTGGGTATTCCGCAGCGCTGGCGGATGCCTTCCTGTCAATGGCGCAGCGGCCATACGGTGAGGGCCTTATCATTAACTGGATGGCCGGGACCGTCGTCTCTTACGATGACGAGACCGGCGCTCTGGTTATCAACGCAACGGCGTCCAGCGGAACGGACACGCTTTCAAGTTGGGTGATTTCCACCGCTGGCGTCCCCGGACAATACGCCCAGAACATTGCCACATCAACGAGCAGCAACACAGTGGGGACGGGAACCAAGACCTTCACGGTCGAAGCCGGGCTTAACATCACCGCCGGGCAGTATTTGATTGTCACTGCCGAAAACTCACCCGAAGGCTGGGAGGGAAGAAGGCGGAAACTTGAGCCGAGCTACTTGAATGCCGACGATGATAAAGACGTTCTCTGGTGGGAAACCTATGCTGATTCCGAAGACCTTGGAAGACCGTCACGGTATCAGGTTCTCGGGGATTCGCTTTATATCCGCCCCAAACCGATTGTCGATGTCCTGGTGAAGGGCATTTATAACCAGTTGCCTGGTCCGCTTACCCTGCCCACGCAGACTATTCCATGGAAGGGGAAATTTGACGAGCTGTTCATTGAAGGGTCGATTATGATTCTGGCGCTTGGTTTCTCCGTCCCCGAAGCCAGCCAGCCTTTCATGGCCCTGTTTGATCGTGAATTTAATACCGTGATCAACAGCCGGGCGGCCCTTCTGCCGAAGACAGGCCGCCTGCGGCGATCAGATTATTTGTGAGGTAGTCCATGGCCGATATTTACGCCACCATCGACGGCGGAACCCCCGAAGGCGGGGAACAGTCGCTTACCGGCGAGATGGGCGATTTGCTATTACTCGTATCTTCACAATTGCAAGATGAAGAAGGCGTGAATTGGCCGCCGTCGAAGATGCTGCCGTATGTGAACCATGCCTTTCTGGAGATCGTAAACCTTAAGCCGAATGCCTATACTACCGAAAGCGTTGTTCAACTGGTAGCCGGCGCACGACAGTCGCTGTCTTCTACTTCTACGATATCCCTTCTTTCGGCGGTCTGTAATATGGGGACGTCCGGGACGGTCGTCGGAAGCACGATAACGACCATAAAAAAGAAAACTCTCGATCAGGTATTACCCGATTGGATGACCTATCCCGCTGACCAGACGGTAAGGCACGTTGTTAAGGACGATTTGACGCCGCATGTATTCTATACATTCCCGCCTCAACCATCGGAAGATATGAATAAA